CTAGGCTATCGCTTAGGCGAAGTAGAACTTCCCAAAATTGGTAAGGTTAAACATGGTCGAATTTTTGTACATAGGACCAATGTTTCCAAACGCAAGCCAGTTCAGACTTCTTTAGGTTGTCATGTCCGCGGGCTTGCGATGCCAAGTCCTGATCCGGGAAGTACAAATACTATGATTGCAGGAGTTCTCAAGAGGTTTATGTCTGAACCTCCAAAACCCAACTCAAATTTGTTGCGCAAATTGAGAATCTTCGTGAGAAAGTGGTTAAAACGGAAAATGACACCACTTCCTTCCCACGCCGACACTTCGGTACCCACGTGGCTCAGAAATTCAAACTACCCTTTATGGAGAAAACAGGAACTCCAGAAGGTATGGGATGAGTTTGGCGTTAAGTGGTGGGACCGAAAGTACAAAAAGTGTAAGAGCTTTATGAAAGCTGAGGTGTACCCTGAGTACAAGCATGCACGTGGAATTAATGCTCGCCACGATGTCTTCAAGTGCTTGTTCGGCCCTCTTTGCAAGTTGATCGAAGATCAGCTGTACAAAGACCCCAGCTTCATAAAGCATGTACCTGTTGCGGATAGAGGACGATATATTATGGATCGCCTCTACAGACCAGGAGCAACATACATAGCTACTGATTACACTGCCTTTGAAACCCTTTTCACAAAAGAAATTATGAACACGTGTGAAGTGGAACTTTATCGTTACATGTTTCAAAATCTCAGCTGTCAGGCTGAAATTGACCATATCATTGCTACTCTCACTGGAGAGAATGAGTGCATGTTTCGAGACTTCACCACATTTGTTGAAGCCACTAGGATGTCTGGAGAGATGTCGACATCTTTGGCCAATGGATTCAGCAATTTGATGTTCATGAAATTTATGGCCGAGGAGAAAGGGATTAAGATCAAAGGTGTCGTTGAAGGCGATGATGGTCTTTTTAGAGTTGAGGGAGATAGTATCCCAACTCCCGAAGATTTTGAAGCGCTTGGACTTCGAATTAAGTTGGATGTGCATCGTGACCTGTCCCAAGCATCATTTTGTGGCCTCGTTTTCAATCCAGAGGTTATGCGGGTGGTTTCTGATCCAGTGGAAAATCTAGTCAAATTTGGATGGACATTGGGACCCTATCAGAATGCCAGCACCAAAACAAAATTGATGCTTCTACGATGCAAGGCTTTCTCTTTGAAAGCCCAGTTTCCGGGATGTCCCATCATTGAATCCCTAGCTAACTACGGTTTACGAGTTACTAGAAGTATTGACATTCGACACTATGTTGATAACAGCTCCCATATCAATGAATGGACCCGAAACAAATTAAAACAGGCAATTGCCCAAGTAGACTATACACCGGTTCCCGTGCTTCCTAGTGATCGTTTCCTAGTTGAAAGCAAATTCGGAGTGCCCGTGTCGCAGCAGCTTTCGATTGAGAAGTATCTGGACTCTTTGGAAGTCTTAACAGAGCTTCACATCGACCTGCCCCAAGCCCCAACCTCATGGGGTCATTATTGGGAGAGCTATGCTGTCTACGAGGGAAATCTTGGAGTTGGATTTCCCGGGGCTCTGTCTTGAGCATAACAGACGATAAAGAAAAGCCGAACAGC